AAGTACTGCAAATACTCTCTCCGTGTCTTTCACGACACATACATGAGAGTTCACTATCGCTCATAGTTCCTCCTCACTTCCGTAACATTTACACTCGCTTCCTGTAAACGGTACGAACTTACAACCATTTTTTCTTACACAATGCTTGGCATTCATTAACTCTCTAAGGATATACTGCTTACGCTTACGTTCTTTTAACTCTTGTGAGTTATATATATCCCTTGCAGATTGTGTAACTTCTAGCATAGAACCATCACCTAGTTCTATCCAACCCTTATGAAAACGTTCTAACATTGCATCAGTATCTATCATACGACCACTCATACTTGTGAATGTATAACCCTTCTCATTGGCTAACTGTTCTGCTTTCTCATTCATGTTGTCAAGTCCATCACGTTTGCATTGATAACATATGTAATCTCTAGCTCTTGTGTTGGATTGGCAGAACTTACATGACTTGGGAAACCTTTGGTAGTTATCTACTGCTCTCGGATTTGAGAAGTCCATACCTCTCATACCAAGATAAGGCTTACCACTTGTATTGTATTTCTTACCCATATACTCTCTCCTCTCACTTAGGTAATAACGTAATAACCAAAAAGAAAATAAAACTTTTTGGCTACCCCAAAGCTACTATTTCAAAATCATAGTAGTGTTTTTTCAGCTAATTAAATTAAAGCGATAGAAATTCATAGATTTCTTTTCGCACTTAGTTTCTTTATGGCTTGGTAGCCACACGTGTAACACTGCATACAATAATGTATGTGTGATTTGACATTGCTATGCATATACAACTTACGCATCTCATCTTGTCTGCAGTTATCACATATGATTTTATGTCTACCATTGTCTATATCTCCTACTGTCATATTGTCCTCGCTTTCTGTAGATATAAAGAAAAGATTTGGTATTCCATTTCTACTAGCCTTTTATCATAGTGGTGTTTTTTCAGCTAATTAATTATTACGATTTATTATTCTATTATTATTATGTGTGGGCGTGCATGGTACACTATATAACCTGAGTTTCTTTTTGTGTTTATATTTTTTATAGACACGATATAAATTTTTTAGAGAGGGGAACTTAATCCCCCCCCTAATATAATAACTACGTTATGTATGCGTTTAGAGTGTAGTTACTTGTCAATGAATTCACTCATCATTGAGGCTTTACCTACAATGTTAAGTAATGCTTTAGGTACAGTACCATTTTTGTTCATAGTAATATCTTGACTAGATAGTAATTCAATTAAGTCAAAACATTTCGTAACATTATCCAATGCTTGGAATTGTGTGAACTTTTTGATTGTACCTGTTTCGTCTGTTTTATCTAAGATAAATGCTGTGTATCTAC